GTTGTAGAATAATATCGAGTAGAATCTGCTGGGTGTAATTTATTGGATATATCCATTGTCGCGTGAACATTGTCTATTCCAGTGGTACTGACACTGACATTAGCAATATCATCTTTAGTAAGATTTAACAGAGCTGATAATTCACTTGATTTTTTTACATAGATATATTTTAATTGGTTGGATGGTGAAAATTTGCATACAAATCCAGATTCATAGGCCATTTTGTCCAAAGCATCTTTAAGTGATCTTGGTTCTAATTGCCAATATCTCACTTTCCAATTATCAATTGCTCGGTCTGTATTCAACACACTCCAGGCTTCGCCAGTATTCACTTCTGGATCTTCTGTACTCACACCAGCAAATCTAATCAACATATCTCGGTGTGCATCATGTCCATGCGATATAGCACCTGAATCCCATGATGCAGTTAGTCCATCTACTCCTAAATACAAATATTTTAAATTTGATGCTATGGAGATAGAATTATTAGTATTGCCTTTATCTTCATCATAAGATTGTTGCGAATCTACATACAATACCATGTCATTAATTACTAACTCGCAAGTAACAACATTACTCGCATAGCCAGCGATTTGACACCATAAATTCATTGTCCTTAAATTATTGTCATTTGCGAAATCCGACCCGGCTGTAATTAATCCTTGACCAGCATACGAACTATCTACAACACTTGTTGCACCAAAATCTGCACCATTAACCGAATCGACACCAAGATCTGTCTGCTGATTTTGGGGTAAGCCATTTACAATACTGGCTCCAGAATCGTAATATGTTCCTTCTGTATTACCATGAGCAATTTTTAGATCAAAGAATACATTGGTTTGAGATGCTGGTGTAGCTGCATAGCCTTTTAAATCTAAATCGCAATCGAGAACTTTGTTAAGTTCACATGCGAAATTCACATAGGCGTTCTTTGTCACTCCGGCATTACTGTCTGTATACGAAAAAGTCATTCCACTAGAGTTATATGATTTCATCAATAGATTTTTCGCATTCGTAAAAGTTGTACTACCATCAGTGCTAAGAGATATAGGATTAATGAGAAACCTACGTCTCATCTCTCGCTTAACTAATCCAATATTGACATTAGGATCATAGTCATCATCTAAGTTTTGTGTGGCAGCAGTGTAATTGTCAGATTTGATTGGTAAAAACGCATCTGCTGTGGCATCATAATAATGTGGATATATATTAGTATAATCTTTCGCCGGGATAATTAAGTGGTCAGTTGTGAGTCCTTTACTATGGAATGGTACTGGATGCACTGCATTCGCAAAATCTCTCACGAGACCTCGATCAGCATGTGCAGAATAATCACCATATACCACAGGCTGATATACGCTATTTAATGATTTAGTCTGCGGAAACTCTATCTTATCCCAAGGTCGGTGTGAATTGATCTGCATCTTAATGTTCTGATTCTGGTCTAATGTTATATCTACCAAACGACCAGTAAAGATACGCTGGCAATTACTTAACGTCGTTTCTCCACTAAATTGGGCATAGATTCTTACTCCTTTATTATGATAATTATTTGTTCCATTGAAGATTAATTTGTAGAAATCAGTACCATCGGTTTGAAAATTTGCTATTGATAGAGAGATATTGTCTGTATCAGATGTAGACTTGGCTAAATCAATGGATGATCGGATAGAAGGAACATTAGTAATTGTTCCATGATAAAAAACATCATCAACTGTTGTGTCAGATAAGGCAATTGGCAGAAAATCCTCATAAACGCCGCCCGTTATAGTACCGTGTGCGCCATTGCCAGATTTATCTTGTATGATATTATCTCCGTTATTGAACTCCCAGTAACCTTTTAACGCAGATGATTCATCATAGTTACCGTTGTCCTGAAGAAAAGATAAGAAATTTCCGCTATTATATATAACTGTCAAATTAGCACTATCTAATACTGCAGCCCAAATCCCCAAATTTCTTAATTTAAATTCTCCCCATATATCTGTTGAAGGAAGTTTTTGTCCTATAATGCCATTTAGGCTTGAACCTGAATAAACTGGATAAGTTCCACTATAAGTGCCACTTGCCGTAATGGAGTCTGATGTTGTGCCATTTATATAAATTTTAGTCCCAGAAGTAGCGTAGGCAAATGTGCTAGTAATTATTACAAAGTACCAAGTATCTGCTGATAAAGCAGTATCTCCTGTCATAGTTCGTCTATCGCCTGGCCCAGATCCCGATCCATCGTACCAACTAAAACTTATTTGATTACTCGAATTTTTATCGACTGCATATCCTACATAATTTGTAGCATGGTCGTGACTTCGGAATATTGGCTCCGCTGCACCCAGCGTTGGGAAATTAATCCAGAATGCTATTGTTATCCCCGTACTACTTCCTATCGCTATAGGTGAACTACTTGTTGTTTCTCCAAGATCAATATAGTCATCAGTACCATCGAAGGAAAGGTATGAGTTCTGATGGAATAATTGAGCAATCCAGTTTTCACTTACATTGGAAGTGGATGGTGCATTGGTGAGTGACATCTTAAGCTAGGTTTTGCCGTGCTGCTTTGGCGATTTGTGGGAGCAGATTATCTCTGACGAACTCATCATTACCAATCATATTACCTTGTATATTCACAGTCACGCCACCTTGCCCGGTTTTGTTCATCTGGGCAAGATTCTGCACACCGATATTCTGCACCGCTTCTCTACGCATAATAAACTCACCAGCCTGTGCCATGATGGGTACATTATCCCGACCTTGCACCATGCCGCCCTGTGCAAAGCGTTGGATGCCATCGTTTTTCACCAAACCACCGGTGTGGCCTACGGGAATACTTCCTAGTGCGGTAAAAATGCTTCCCACTGCACCTACTGGAGTACCAGCACCCAAGACCATCATTAGGCTACCCATAATCTTAATCATCTCTTGTGTTTTTTGCATTGTGTTCATTTCTTCGTCGCCGAGATTCCTCATTGCACCAGCGACAATATTAATAGTCCCGGCGAGTTGGTTAGCAACTGCGATTTGTTGTTTTTGAGCTTCGGCTGTCCTGGCTATTGCTTCTTCTGCCAATTTCTGTGCTTCAGTTCTTGCTTCTATAGCAGCTTTCTCTTCATCAGATAATTCTAACAATAGTACTTTTGCGTTAAATGTCTTAATTAACTGATCAACATGCGCTTTTTGTGCTTCTGTAAGACCGCTAATGTCCATCTTCTCTAGTTCTGAAATATCGCTATTCTTTTTAGCCATATCTATAAGTTTTGCATACTCGCCAGCTTGATCTCCAATAACCTTGGAAAGCCCGTGATATAAATCATTTTTTAAGCTCATTGTGTCAAGTTCTATTTCACTAGCACCGCTTAATTCAGCCAGAGCTGTAGCCATCTCTACATAAGAAGATGCGAGTGCATCGCGCTGCGACAGTTCATCATCTATTAATTTCTGACGGGCCTTTGCAGCTTCTTCAAGTTTTTTTGCAGCATCTCGTGTGGCCTTTGCAGCTTCTCGCTCTGCATCTCGTGTGGCCTTTGCATTTTCTCGATCTACTTTTGCCTTGGCATTAAGTAAATCAATTTGCTCTAATATTTTTATACTAGTAGCTGATAGGAATTTGCCTTCGCTCAAGTATAAAGCCACACGCGCTTTACCGAGTTCAGTATCCTCCAGCATGACTGCTAACCGCACAGCCAAAGCGGTTTCACTTTTCTCCAACGCCGTTGCTTGATCGTTTAATGCGGTATTGGCAGCCAGAATCTCTTCAAGATATGCTATATATGCTGCTTGTTGCTTTTCTAATGCAGTAGTAGTACCATCAATCGATTCCTGTAGATGATCAAACGTACCCATTAATTGGAATAATTTGTCTACACCGAGTAAAGTAGCTATGGTCGCGATGACTTTAAGAGCTTTCGTAAAAGAACCGACAACAGCAACAGTGAGCATAGCTTCAAATCTTAAAATAGCAAATGCTGTAGCCATTACACCAAGTGCTGATGATATTTCTGCCAGCCTTTTTGGATTCATAGAACGAAACATATCTTCTGTCGCATTCGCCGCTGTTGTTAATGGACCAAGCATATTATCACCGACCATCGCCGCAAAAACTGTGATAGCATCTTGCATATTCCTGACTGCACCAGTGAATGTTTTAGATAAGCGGTCTGCACTACCGGAAATACGACCATCGGGATCAGTCATGGCCTTGAGTAATGCTACTCTAAACTCAGGTAGTGTAATTTTTGTTATATCTGTAATGCCTTGCGAATCTGCTATAATTTGTCTGATTCCTTTATCGCGTAACATGTCCGCTGCACCAACACCACCGGCGAAGGCACGGCCTAATGCACTGGCAGCTTCTACGGCAGTGGTTCCCATAAATGCAGCCAAATCAGTAGTAGCGCGTAGCGTAAGTTTCGCATCCATGCCAAACGCCTGTAACTGCGCACCGGCATTCACTACATCATCTAATGCAAATGGTGTAGTGGCTGCGATTTTATTGAATGCTTTGAATGCAATCTCTGCTTCTTCCACACTTCCGGTAAGACCAACAAGTCGAGTTTTAACATCCTGGAATCCAGATGCAGCCTTCACAAACTTATTCATTGCGCCAACTGCACCACCAATAGCAAAAGTATAAACTAAAATTCTATTTCTTAATGCGCCAATGGAACCTTGCAATCCATTGGTTGTACCACGCATTCTATCAGCAGTTTTATTGTATGATTTACTGGAAGTATCCAGATTACCCATGTCACGATTCGCCTTGGCGAATCCTTTGGTACGGACCTCAATAATAAACTTTTTATCAGCCATGATTCTTTTTCACTTCTTCGTTAGAAATTGCATTCATCTCTTCATCTATTGCCGAAAAGATGACTAAACGCTCATAGTCAGCTTCATCTATGGTTCTGGCAATGGGTATATTGAAGCGTTTCATGCTCATATACTCCTCCATGGCGAAACTCGTCTCTGCCGTGCAGAAGTATGATGAGTCGGCGCATAACACTAGATTGTAATAAAGATTCGTTCCTGGTGTGAATTTGCGCT